GCCGACCGCGTTTCCAACACGGCCTCTTAAGCCTCTTGAGTAATCTTCCATGAATAAAAAATATGGAGCCGGTGGGAGTTTCTAAAACTCAATTATATAGCTGTTTTTAGATTTTAGGGTCTGTTTTAGGTACTGACTTCTAAAACTCCACAAGTTCAATGCTCACATTGTTAGTTTAGCATAGCTTCCAAGAAAGTTCAAGTTTTATTTTTCATCTTAGACACAAAAGGAAGTCATTTAATAAGAAAAGATTTTTTGATAGTTGTTTGAGGTTATAACGGACAATCTTTGAAATGTCTGTTATAACAGAAAAAACCCCTCCATTTCGGAGGGTGAAAACTATGCTTTATTTTCTAGCGCTTGAACTCGTGAAACGATAGCTGCAAGCTCTTCTTTTGAAGCGAAAATATTTTCTGCTTGGTGTCCAGTGATAAATGAATCACCACCATTTTTTAGTTTCTCATCTATCAGGGCATCAATTCCAAGTTCTAGATGTTTTTCCTTGATGTTGGTTGTCATCTGAGATTGAAGGACGCTATAAGTCACAAATGTTTGATACGATTGATCTGATGTCAAATAATTAGTTAGGTCAACCGTCCCTGAATGCGTTTGTGGTCTGTTTTCTAGTGCTTCAATTCTCTTGATAATTTGGCTGTCGTTGGTTGGTTGAATTTGATGTGTGGCCATGTAAGTGGCTATTTCTTCCTGTATGTTAACTTTCTCAATTTCAACAATGTTGCTTATTTGATAATTTTCAATAGATTGAATTATATCAATTTTAGCGCTCTTGTCACTTGGGAAGATGAAGCCATCACATTCAACCTCAACTTGATAGATGCCTGCTGGTAGAATTTTTTCAAGTTTGAACTGAATTTTAGAACTTTCTACAACAGCTTCAATTGTCTTCTTTCCTTTGGCATTTGCTATTTTGATCTTAGCGTTTTTACCATCCAGAGAGCTGAATTTGTTTCCATCGTAGTCTAATAATTCATATTCAAAGATAGATGAGGAGTCACCTTGCTTGATAACTTCCCCACCTTTTGTCTGCTTCAGATTAGTTGAATTTTTTCCGCTCATCTAAATCCTCTATTCTACAAATCACAAAGATCTATTTAAAAGATCCAAAGTCTGTGATACGTTGCCCGTTTTCGGATTTCCCCACTGCCACATATCTGCGATTTCCAGAACCGCCAATGTAAGAGATCCAAATGTAGCCATCATTGTCAATCCATCCATCATAGTTGATTTCTTGACCTGCACTGTATACAGCTACAATCTCAGCTCCAAGACCTGCTTCAACTCGTACATTTAGAGCAGACACCTCAACAGTGAATGTCCCTGTTTCTGGATGGAATCCATTTGATTCAATTGTCAATGGTTCTGATGGTTCTGGCTGTTCGAATGCCACAGATGTGTCATCAGTTGGGAAATAGAACCATCCAACAATTCCGTCAAAGTTGCGTGTGTTGTATCGTGCAGGACCTCCAACATAGAGGGAATCAGCATTCCCATCAATGTTCTGTTCAATGGTTTTCATGGTGACTCCATCGCTGTCCTCAATTACAATTCCTGTGTGACCATAAGGATGGCCGTACAGGTAAGTTGTATCCATGACAAAGATGGCTCCTGCTCGTGGGTTGACTCCTACTGCATCATATACTACTTCATACCCTAACCCAGCGGCTGAATTAAGTAGGTCAATAGCATTGCCCCAGAGAGCTTTCCCAAAGAAGTTGATAGAAATTGAATTTGGTAGGTCCACACATTGGGTTCCGTATGCACCATCTGCATCAGCTCCCACACCTTGATTTGCCAAAGATTCTGCATAATTTAGAATGTCATTTAGTGTTGCCATTTTAGAACCTCATTTCTTCCATTGTTCATTTGCTTTTTTCACAGCCGCTTCAATGAATGTGTTTAGTTGGTCATTGGTTAAATTGATGTTATATGCTTCTAGTCCTTCAATCAAGCTAGTTTTAGCATGCTCCATCTTATCCTTTCCGTGAATGTCCAATGTTCCTGCAACTTGTTCAGTGGCATTCACAGCGTTATTTGCAAGGATTTCAGCCACTTCAAGAGCTTTCTTTCCTCCGCGAGTGAGAAGGTATTTCTTGACTGCTTGAACAACAATTCCAACCAAAATTACAAGGCTACTTGTTACAATATCAGTGATTTGATTCATTTTTCTTTTCTCCTTTTTTGATTAGTTTACTAGGCTCTTCCAAGCCATCTTTTAACTGAAATTTCTCATGATCAATATTTTGTTTCACAAGGCGATCTAGGCCAGGAATTTCAACTCCCAGAGCTGAAAGGCTGGCAAGGATGCTGGAACCGTATGCTGCCATCATTGCAACAATGAAGGCATCAACTACGGGTCCAAGATTCATGTATAGAGCGAATGGATAGCCAATGGCTGTGATTAAAATCATAGCTGTGTGACTTACTAGCCCTTTTCTCCATTTTCTACTTGAGAACTCATGATAGGCCCATGCTCTAGCTACACCTAAAACGATATCTAGAGCCACAATGGCCATCAAGAGAAATACAATCATGTGTTCATCAATTCCGTGATCATAAAAGTCACGGACTACTTCAATAATTCCAAAAATTCCATCTGGTTCTTGATACATCAATCACACTCCCTTCAATTAGGATTCAGGCTGTGCTACTGGTTGAGTTTCAAGATCTCCTGATGGCTTGTTTTGCTTCTCTTCTTTGGGAACTTCCCAATTGTAGATTGCCAGTTTCCCATTTTGGAGAAGTGGGCCTTTCAAGTCTTTGATGGATTCGCCATTGTAGGTGAAATCATAGTTGACTTGAACAAGAACACGTTTCCCTTCACTGAATTTTTCAGTGTGATCTGGATCAATCAAAGTGAAGATGTCATGTTGTTTGTAGGTTTTACCTACTTGAGCAGCTTCCACAAGCTCAAGCGCCCGTTTGTAGAGTGTTGGATCAAGTGGATTGTCTTGGTTAGTCACAGCTACAAGAACGGACCAATCAGCAAGAGCTTTGTTATTTTGGATTAGGACATCTTTCTTTTCGTTCTCTTGAGTGAGTTCTTGAATCTTCAGGATGGCATTCTTATTGGCATCAACAGACTTGTCAAG